ATTCCTTTAAATTTGCAATGGAGCTTGACTCTCTCATAGAGTCATTTTATGGTCTTTGTTTAAAAATCAAAGATGGTCAGATTGTGTTTCGGTCGTACAATGGACTGAGACTTAAATCTAACACCTACTCACCCCTGGTTCGGGATGACGGAGTGGAAGCAGACTACTTGCCACTCAACCAGTACGCAATGCTACCCCGTAGATTGCGCGCAGTTGGTAAAAAGCTTTTCTTATTCAGAGAGCAAATTACCACGCCCGTGTTAGAACACACGGTCTGGATCCTGCAGGCGTCTTTGACGTTTGTCGGAAACTTTGTTCGCCTAGTCAGAGAGTTCAAGATCAATATCAAAATTGATCTCAAACACTTGGACTTTGCTTTCGGTTTGACCGAGATCGAGTCTTTCGACGATTTCAAGTCGACGTTGAAGTCTTCTTTGATCGTCCCTACACATTTGCTCACCAGAGCAGATTGTGTAGTGAAGATGAAACTCATAATCCCTCTAACTGGTCCGAGTCGTCAATATTTTGTTAAATATTTTCGAACTAAGACTAGTATGAGAAAATTGGGTTTCGCTCAATCTCTGTTGATCGGCGTGAAGAAGTGTTCACCGGCAGTGCCGGAGGACTTCGTTGCTGCATCTGAGGACGGTTGTTTGGATCGATATACCGCCCCTCCACGTCAAAGTGATGACGTGATTGCGCTTGTTTTGAAGCAGTGCAAGAAGATCACACGTGCTTTCACGCCCCGAGTCACTGAAAAAGTGATTGATTTCTCCCTTCGTTCTACTCTAGAATCGAAGCGCAAAAAATGCGGATCATACGGAATGGCCATTCGCCAATTCGGGATCAGAGAATCGATAAATCTTGTCATCGGAGGACACGCTATTGAGCGTGGACTTGATGTTCCAAATCGTGAAGACTTTCTAGAAACGGTTGGTTTCGGCCGTTCTCCGGATGTCTTCGTTGAAGATGAGGATATATATGCTGCGGGGTGCGGCATATTTCAAGATTACACTTATAAAGTGACGACCTGTGCACTTCCTCTTTTGAGAGAAGTGATCGGTCTGCCCGAACCAATGAAAGTTCGGTGCATTTCAATCTCACATTGGTGGGAGAGTCCCTTATGGGCTCCAATCCAAAAGCAGGCTTTGGCTTTCCTTTCTAGAAGGCCTGAAGTCTGCAGTGGGAAGGAACTGTCAGAGGAGTATTTTGACGAGTTTGTTCAAACAAAGGACATGCTTGAAAAAGAACTCGGTACACGGTTTGTGTACATCTCTGATGACGGCGA